CTTTGACCATCCTGACATTGATTTGCTTGTCATGGCTAGACCAACTATGTCCCCAGGACTATATTTACAACAAGCCGGTAGAGGCTTGCGGCCAAAGTCCCATACTGACCATTGCTTGGTGCTGGACTTTGCTGGTGTCGTGGCGACTCATGGGCCGATTACTAATGTCCAGGCACCCAAGAAGGCCGGTGAGGGTAACGGCGAAGCCCCTGTTAAGGTTTGCCCGCAATGCGATGAGCTATGCCATTGCGCGGTCAAGGTCTGCCCAGCTTGCGGCTGGACGTTTGAAGTATTGCCACCGCCCAAGCTCGAGCTACGCGACGACGACATCATGGGCTTGCAAGGCACTGACATGGAAATAACCCGCTGGCAGTGGCGCAAGCACATCAGCTACACCAGTGGTAATGAAATGCTTGCCGTGACATACTACGGTTGTCTTTCCGATCCCACCATTACAGAATATTTTGCTGTGCTGAACAGCGGCTACGCTGGCGAGAAAGCCAGGAACACATTGGCCTCAATCATGTCAAAAGCTAATGCCAAATGGATTCCAGTTGAATCTGGAGGCCTCGAGGAATTCAGCGCCGGGATGAACATTAGCCAGCCGCCAGCCAGCATTGAATTCAAGCGTGATGGGAAATTTCATCGAGTGATTAGCCGCAAGTGGATACATGACCCCTACACGAATCCCGACAGAACACGAGGAGCAGCGCGAACTGGTGCGCTGGATCAGGCAAGGCTTTGATGCGCGGGTCTTTGCGATCCCTAACGGTGGCTTGCGCGGGATCGCCGCCGCCAGCAGGCTAAAAGCCGAAGGAGTCAGTGCAGGAGTCCCTGACCTTTTCGTGCCAGCTTGGACGCTCTGGATAGAAATGAAGCGCACTAAGGGCGGTGTGCTATCACCAGAGCAGCGCGATTGGCACAGCCACCTGCTGGCTATCGGTCACAAAGTGATAGTTGGCCGGGGCTTTGAAGATGCCAAGAAAAAGATCCTAGAACTAGGGTTTGTCCCTACGAAAGTGACAGGCCACAAGGGATAAGATGGCTTGCCGGAATAGCCCGGTTCACATGACATGTTAAGAAAAGAGGGAATTTTATGCACTTCTGCTTCAACTACACCATCTACGACCTCGATCTCGCCTGCGTCTGCGAGTACACCGAAGAGTGGTATCAAGACAACGAATGCCTGATGACGTTTGTTTCGGCCCACCTTGGCGATGCCGATCTGACGGAACTGATCGATTCCTACGCCAAATCCAAAATTGAAGAAGCTGCCTGGGAGGCATACAGCAAATGAAACCAGCTACCGCAAACGAACGTAAGCAGGCAGAGCGCCAGCGCTACAGGGATGCAGGCCTTATAGCAGTGACCGTGTGGGTCAAACCTGCAAACCGTGAACTCATCAAGACATTAGCAAAGGATATGAAATGACAACACCTTACAACACCGGCAAAGTAAAGATTGGTTTGGCCTACCAGCGCAAGATCGAATACGCCACTGACGCATATTTGCAGCGGGCATTGCTTGAGGAGGCCGCAGACTGTCAGCACATTACAGCAGTGGCTTTTATCATGGCAGCATGTTTTGCTGCTGCTATTGCAATGATTCTGGTATATGCATGAAATGCCCCATTTGCCACGCCTGGGCTTTGGTCAAGAAGACCCAGCAGCGGGCAAATAACGTCACTTACCGCCGCTACGAATGCGGCAATATGCACCGATTTTCAACGGAGGAAAAATGCCTGCAAAACAAATTGGCGGCACTCACTACAGCAAACTGAAGATACAACCTGTCCTGTATATCCATGCAAATGGCATCGGATTTTGCGAAGGCAATGTTATTAAGTACGTCACCCGCTGGCGCGACAAAGGCGGCATTGCTGACCTTGAGAAAGCCAGACATTACATTGATATGTTAATTGAATTGGAAAAGACATGAATAGCAACGAAGCATTTGAAGCTTGGATTGGGCGATCTGCTGCCGAAGCAGATGGTGGCTGGAGCAAAGAAGTTTGGGATACCGCTTGGGCTGCTGCCACTTCGCATATTACCGCCTGGGCCAATACTGTTACGCCCCCTTGCGATGAGCCTTGGCAAGACGGCTATGAGCATGCGCGGCGTTGGGTTAAGGAGATTGGACTGAAATGATTGGCATCGTCTTCAACAAACGCGCCGCCAAGTGGCTGGCCCGAGTCGGCAACGAGCATATTGGTTCGTTCGTCACCGAGGCCGAGGCCATCGCCGCCCAAGCCCACCATGACCCGCTAGGTACTCGCCACATCAAGCGGCAGAATAACCGGCCATTCAGTACATCATATTTCTCAATCAGTGCATCGCCGTCTATCTTTACGATGGCGAAATTTAAGAGGACGAGGGAGTCGAGATGAACGAACAAATTAAATATCTCGCTATGAAGTCTGGCTTGAGCATTAGGGGTCACTACGATGAGTCCGGTTCGACACCTGCGGAACTACAAAAATTTGCCGAGTTGATTATCAAAGATCAGCACCGCGAGTGGGTCGGGCTGACGGATGAGGATATTAACTCGTGGGACTTGCCGGACAAGCCAACAGTTGCCGAGTTTGCCCGGTTTGTAGAAGATACGTTAAGGAGTAAAAACACATGAGCGGCGGACACTTCGACTACGACCAATACAAGATTGGTTATATTGCTGACAGCATTGAGCAGTTAATTTATAACAATAACAGCGAAGAACTAAATGAGTATGGAGATAGAAAAAGTAGGGGCTACACCGAATCCACAATCAGCGAGTTCCGCACTGCACTACGGATGCTAAAACGCGCTCAAATCTACGCACAGCGCATTGACTGGCTAGTGAGTTGCGACGATGGGGAGGAAAGCTTTCACAAGCGCCTAGCCCTTGATCTTGCTGCCGAATCTAATGCGGCGGCTTAACCTTATGCCCATGCTTCAGCCAAATCGATAGCAATGAGTAGACAAGGATCAAGATAGCGGCCAGTTTGCCATACCGCCTAGCCATTTGTAATCAGGTACGCAATTAGCGCACCCGCCGCGAAACACCACCAAGTTGCGTCATTCATAGCATGTTCATCCTCACTGACTTTCGAAGCTTCAATTTTATCTTGAGCTTCGATGTCAGCTTTGGCTTTGAGGAATTCAGCCCACCCTGCTACGCCATGCTCTTTGAGAATGTGGCGCTTTAGGTCTTCAGTTGTTTTGTGTTCTTGCTGCTTGGCAACCAAATGCTGGTAAGCCCTCTGCTCTTGCAGGCTACCAAGTTGCTCTTGCCTGCGCCGGTCATGCTCACGGATGCGGCGCTGCTGAAGGATTACGGCATGCGAGTCTGCCTGGACATCGGCGACAAGCTTGCCGCCTTCTTTGCCAACTGCTATGGACTCTTTGAGGGTTCCAATTGCAGCCTTGGCGCCTTCATTGACTCCTGCGGCGTCCATTAGGACGATGCAACGCCCTTGACTTTCTCAACAGTACGCAGGCCACCCATCCCCAGCATGCCCAGCATGAGTTGCCAGAGGTTGTCATCAAGCCCAGGTAGTACGGGCCAATTGTGGCCGGTAATGATGCCTGCCCAGACCAGCAGGGGCCGAGCGATGTACTGACAAGCCAAGGCAGCAGCGCAGACCCAGCCAATCGCTGGACGCCAGCCACCGATAAAGACTGAGCCGGAGGCAGCTTCAGCTTTGTTGATGTCCATCTGGCCTTGCACCAATTGGACGGCAGCGGCGAGTTGTTGCTTTTCTGCCTCAGATTTATCCGGCCAGATTTTATTGATGACTGTGCCGGCTAAGTCGGCGATTGCGCTATCTATTGCCATTCGCCCGTCTCCATCTGCTTAGAAAGCCGCTTGGCCCGCTCTGGCGTTTGCTTGGCCCAAGTGGACTCCAGCATGGCTACAGCGGCCTCGGCGTAGCGGCCAACCCTTATGTGGCTTAGAGTCGTTGTGAAGGCCAGAAGCCCCTTTACGCCCATCTGGAATGCCATTCCGATCAGGACTGCCTGCCTGCGTTCATCGAGAAGATGAAACCAAGGTAGCGCAGAGGTCAGCCCATCAGTCTTGCGCTTCACAT